GGCTTGCCACTTACTTTGAGTCCGAATGGCTTTGCGCCTTTTTGGAGAAAGAGTCGGAGCAAGACCAGAACAAGGACGATAAAATCAATCGCAAAGAGAAGGCAATCAACCTCGTCAAGTCTCTAGGCTATAGCATTTCTCCACTTGATATCAATAAGTCTGGTACAACTTGGGAAATCTCCGAAGACGGCAAGGAAATGATTCAACCTCTTACTTGTATCAAGGGTCTTGGTGAAGCAGCGATGGAACAGATTATGAACAACCGTCCATTCAAGAGTGCAGAAGAGCTTCTTTTTACAGAAGCAGTATCTTACAGTAAATTCAACAAGAAGGCTCTTGACGTTCTTATTCGTGCTGGTGCTTGTAATAGTCTGATTGATAGCCGTTTTACTGGTGCTAAACACTTCTGGTCTGCGGTCGCAGTTGACCGTCCAAAGAACAAGAAGAAACTACATGAAAACATTGAGCTTTATAAGCCAGAAGGAGATTTTAGCGATGAAGAAAAGATTGAGTATATTACAGACCTTACGGGCGAATATCCTGTCTCTATGGTTATGCCTACAGATGTTGCTAAACGTCTGGAGGAAAAATATGTCCCTCCCATCGGAGAATACGACGAAGAGCTTGGAGTAGCATGGTTTATCGTTCGTAACGTAATCAAGAAGCGTACACAGACAGGCAAGGACTATCTTGTTCTTGAGGTTATCGATGATACCAACAAACTTACACAAGTTCGTTGTTGGGGTGTAAAGCCAAATGAGCATGTTCACAAGAATCGTGTTTATATGGCAAAGCCAAACTACGATGATTCTTGGGGTTTTTCTGTTCGTTCTGTAACTTCACAGCTTAAAATGATTGCATAATACTATTTAATTATTATGAAAATAACCAAGCAATATCTGATAAATCTAATAAAAGAAACCCTAAATGAAGCGGAGTTTACCTCCAAAGGTCATTGGGGAAAACAAGGCTCTGGCGTTCTTTTAACAACAGGTGAAAGAATCCTCCTTCTGTTGCGTTCAAGACATGTAACAGAAGGAGGAACTTGGGGAATTCCCGGTGGTGCAGTTGAGGATGGTGAAGACCCATTTGATTCAGCACTACGAGAAACCGAAGAAGAAATGAGATTGTCTATCGATTCATATGAGTTGCTTGGTCAAACAGTATTTCAAGATGATGAAGATGGTTTTAAATATACAACTTATATTTTAAAAGTACCAGAAGAACTAACACAAACTCCAATAATTCTAGATTGGGAAAATGATGATTATGATTGGGTAGACCAAGATTGGCTTGAAGATAATGCACAAAAACTACATTCTGGTGTTATGTATACTTTAGAGCAAAAATGGAGAACTATCTTTGATTCTGACTATTTATAAACGAAAGGGCATATAGGCATGAAAATAACCGAATCTCAATTAAGAAGCATAATTAAACAAGAACTTTCAAAAGTTCTAAAAGAAGCTTATCGTCCTCATAACTTTGAACCACAGACTATGGAAGATATTGACAAAATTGCACAAATAGTTAATAATCAAGCTTGCTGGAATTATAATAATCGTATGTATGCAATTTTTGTTCCAGCAAAATTTCCAGAAAGAGCAAAATATTGGCTCCGTAAACCTTTTGCGGGACAAGTAGAAACTACACCAACAAAAGGATACCATCCAGATTTAATATCAATGTTATATGAATTAAAAATAATCAATTCACCAACACCAAAAGACGAAGAAGTTAAAAATTTACATAAGGAAGTTTTACCAGTTCGTGACCAATTTGGAAATATTAATTAAATTAATAAAGGAATTTAAAACATGAAAATAACCGAATCTCAATTGAGAAGTATAATTAAGCAAGAGTTGGCAAGAGTTATACAAGAAGTCAATGTTGCTCCCATGACAGCACAAGAGCGCGCCGAACTACTAGCCCGTATTGCCGCGCATGATGCTGAATTAGGTTCTCAACGTACTACTGGTCAAAGCCGTGAAAGATTTAAAAAATCAACAGTACCAGCCACTCCAGAAGACTACGCTAATTACCGAAATGCCAAAATTCAAGGTTCTAAACTCCCTCCATTTACGTGGAAAGATAAAGATGGAAAATATTGGAAAGAAGTAGAAGTAACAGCTACTGAAAAAGATTATGATAATTCTCAATGGTCTGGTACTGCTGGTAGTAGTGTCTATCGTGTACCTAAATAGAATATGGAAAGATAAATAAGTTTCTTAAGAAACTTCTTGACCCCCGAAACCCCTTGTGCTATAGTCTTCTATACACAAGGGGTTTCTAGTGTCTACACAGAACTTGGGCTATGCCTGTATTAATATGACTCTTTCCGATGTACCTGCCAAGCGCAAGGTCACCACCAATCGGACAATGATTAGGAAGACTTTTAATGAACGCGGCATCAATTACGCTGCACAACTTGCCGAACAGAATTTCGTGGACTTGTATAAGATTCTACAATGGAATACAGCAAACGGAATTGGGTTCTATCGTATGTCCTCCGATATGGTTCCTTGGGCATCCGAATTCGGTATCTATAATCTCCCGAACATTGAGCGTGTTTCAGCTTTGCTTCGTAAGTGTGGGGAATATGCTACCGCAAACAACCAGCGACTTACTTTCCATCCCGGCCCATTTAACAAGCTTACTTCATCTAATCCATCTGTAACTGCTAATACCATCAAGGATTTGACGGTACATGCAGATATCCTTGATTTGATGGGGCTTTCTCGTACTCCATACAACAAGATTAATATTCATGTTGGTGCGACATATAAAAACAAGCCTATGGCTATTGCACAGTTTCTGCACAATTTTGAATTGCTTGACGAGAAGATTCGTTCACGTTTTACACTTGAGAACGACGATAAGGCTTCTCTATATTCAACGCAGGAACTATATAATCTAGTACACAAGCATACAGGTATTCCAATTGTCTTTGACTATCATCATCATTCACTCAATTCTGGTGGTACTTCTGAACGTGATGCAATTCATATTGCTGCTTCTACATGGGGCAAGATTAAGCCTGTCGTACATTATTCAGAGTCTCGTTCTGCCGAGCAAAAAATTAAGTGCCCTGCCCAAGCACACTCTGATTCTTACAGAAATGTTGCCAATACATACGGCCACGATGTTGACATAATGTTGGAGTGTAAGCATAAAGAAATTGGTCTTTTTAAGTATCGTGAATTGCTACAAAATTCTTGACATACATAGAAGCTAAATACAAAGAGCGTACTATTTATTTTGAGGTAATAAAATGTTTACAAAAAATTGTCCAAAATGCAATAGTATTATATCTTATTCAAGAAAGAGCAATTTAAATAAATCGCTAAAAAATAATAGTGTTTGTAAGTCTTGTGTAGAACGCACAGACGAACATAAAAATAAAATCAGTAAAGCAAGAAAACAATATTTACAAAATTTAAGTAATGAAGAAAAACAAATACAAATAAATAAAATGTCAAATTCATTAAAACAATTCTGGAACAATAAATCTGAATTGCAAAAAGAAGAATGGAAAAAATCTGTTTCTTTTGTTTCTAAAGAACGATGGAAAGATGAAGAGTTTAAGAACAGTTTAAAAAATAAAATAAAGAAAAGTTGGGATTGCTTAACGACTGATGAAAAAGCATCGAGAATAGAAAAATCTTTAAATAACGGTGCTGGAATATGTTTATACTATATGGAGGGTGAATATAGAGTTTATGGCAACACGGAAAAAAGATATATTAAATATCTGATAGATAATGACAAAAATTTACCAATCAAAAAAACGCGAGCAGCCATAAGTACGCCATTTGGCCTATATTTCCCAGATTTTGAATATGAAACCTTTTTTGTAGAAATTAAATCAGAATATACATATTCAAAATTAATTAACAGATTAAGTTATGATGGTAAAACAGTCAATAAACAATTGGATAAAATATTGTGGGTATGTGATAGTATTAAAAAAGTTGTTGTTTTAGTAGAAACAAAAGGAGGTGAGTTTGTTGAAAGAGCTTGCACTTTTCCGCTATCGTGATATTCATAGTAAGGCGGCTGCATGAGTACAAAAGTAAGCCTTTCGTATGGGCCAAAGTTTCATTTATATCAAGAAATGTTTGATTGTGATAATGTGTATCTACAGATTGATGGTCATGAATTTGAGATATCAAATAACAGAGCAATGATTCAAATTCCACTTGAAGTATGGAATAAGATTATTGAAGAATGGCCGAAATCCAAAGATAGATTTATTAATGAAACTGCTGATGAATGGGTAAGTTCATTGGACGAAACTATTATTTTTCAAAAGAGGAACAAATGAGTCTTAATCTAAAAGTTATGAAACAATCTGGATTTGTAAATCTTACGCAGCGCGCAGAAGGTAACGCTGGTTTTGATTTGTATGCTACTGAAGAGGGTTCTATTGCTCCGGGGCAGAGAGAAGCAGTACCCGTGGGTATTTCTACGTCATTCAGTCCAGAGTATTATATGCGTGTTGCTCCTCGTTCTGGATTAGCAGTAAAGAATGGTGTTGATGTTCTTGCTGGTGTTATTGACTCTAGTTATAGAGGAGAATGGAAGGTTATTCTTCACAATACATCACAAACATATTTTCACTATGAGATTGGCGACAGGATTGCACAAGCAATTCCAGAGAAGATTAGCACCGAAGAGTTTGAGTTTGTAGACTCTCTTCTCGCCACAGAGCGCGGTGCTGGTGGTTTTGGAAGCACAGGACGATAATATGAGTAGCGCAAGAAAGATTAGAAAAGCCCAACAGGCTATGGCAGAAAAGAATGTTCTTTTCGGTAAATTGCCAGATAAATGCACAGGATGCAGTAAAGACTATGATAAAAAGAATAGAGAACACGTTACAACGTGGTCGGTCACAGTTTACGCACAGAGCGAACGGGTTAACCTATATTGCCCCGAATGTTGGTCTAATGTTAAGGCATATTTGGAAGATGAAGCAAGAGGATTGTTCAATGAGTAATTTTGATTATCGACATGAAACAGAGCCAAAAGAAGCAGTAGACCACCCAAAGCACTATAATGCTGGTAAATATGAAGTAATTGATGTTCTTGAAGATTGGAAACTTGGTTTTCATCTTGGAAATGTAGTTAAATATGTGGCAAGAGCAGAGCACAAAAATGATGCACTTGAGGATTTAAAAAAGGCTAGATGGTATCTAGATAGATACATCAAGTTTAGAGAGGCAGTAGAAAATGATAAGACCAAAACAAAGTAGTGTTATTGATATTTCGTTTGCAAATTTTAAACCTAATGTAATGGAGTCTGATAAGCCAGTAGTAATCAAATTCTATTCAAATAGTTGCCATTTATGTCGTGCTTTGAAGTCAACTTATGATAAACTAGCAGAGCAATTTGAGAATCAACTTGTTTTTGCAAGAGTTGACAGCACAAAAGAGCAGTTGTTAGTTAAATATTTTAAGCCAGATGGTGTGCCAGAAATATTTATTGTAAACCCCCTAGCGGACGGTTCCAAAAGAACTTATACTATACCGTATCCAAAGAAGCCAGACCCACGGATGGGTTTCCCAGAAACCTATCTTGTAAATCAATTTGAACGATACATCGAACAACAATTGAGGTAAAATGCATCCAAATTTTAAAACCGCCGATACTTTCACTTATGATGATGTTTTGCTAGTTCCACAATATAGCGATATTGAATCAAGAAAAGAAGTTTCAATCAAATCTTGGCTTGACCAAGATAGAGGTTTATCATTTGAACTACCTGTAATTGCTTCTCCAATGGATACTATCTGTGAAACAGAAATGGCTATCCTTATGGCACGAATGGGTGGTCTTGGAATTGTGCATAGGTATAATACAGTAGACAGGCAATGTCAGATTGCAGAAACAATATTTGAAAATGTAGCAGCAGAAAAGGTAGGATTTGCAATTGGTATCACAGGAGACTACCTAGAACGCGCAAAGGAACTAGTTAAGTTAGGTGCTAGAATTTTGTGCGTCGATGTTGCACACGGCGACCATATTCTAGTGCGTCACGCTTTGACACGTTTGAGGACGGAACTAGGAAATGCCCCCCACATTATGGCAGGAAATGTTGCAACTCTTGAAGGATTTGACCATTTGGCTGCTTGGGGAGCTAATTCAATTCGTGTTGGTATTGGTGGTGGTAGCATCTGCTCTACTCGCATTCAAACTGGTCACGGAGTTCCTTCTTTATCTTCAATCATAGACTGTAGGGAGACACAACACAATGTCGCAATTATTGCGGACGGTGGCATTAAAAATAGTGGAGACATTGTTAAAGCTCTTGCTGGTGGTGCTGATTTTGGAATGGTCGGTTCATTACTTGCAGGAACAGATGAAACACCGGGAAAAACTTTCATTTCGCCAAATGGTGAAAAGCGTAAAGTCTATAGAGGTATGGCTTCAAAAGATGCTCAAATGGATTGGCGAGGCAAAGCATCGTCTTTGGAAGGAATCTCTACATCTGTTGCATATAAAGGTAGCGCGCGAGATATTATTGAACAACTTGATAATGGAATACGCTCTGGGTTTAGTTATAGTGGTGCTAGGAATATTCATGAGTTTTGGTTAAAAGCCAAATTCATCCGTCAATCAAATGCAGCATCGTATGAATCAAATACACATATTTTGAACAGAAATGGTTGAGAACAAGTTAAAGCGAATCGCGATACATTTCCCAGAAAAAACGCAGATTGACTTTTATATCAAATTGAAAGAAGATGGATTTAAAAGTCAGACTGATTTTTTTCGTCATATTATGTATTCGTATATCAACAACGACCCTTTATTATTAGATTATCTTGAATCAGTTAAAATAAAACATTCAAATAGAAATAAAAAATTGAATAAAATAAAGAGAGAACTAATTAATGAAGGCGAAGAGCTAAAACGCGATTTTGGCCTCAATCAAGAAGAAATTCAAAATATTTTTGATTTAATTGAAGAAAATAATAAAGACTTATAGAATTTTCAAGATATCATTACTATTTAAGTTTGTAGGAGTTATACAACAATGAGCAAGAAATTATTGAGTGAGAGTCAAGTTAATCGCTGGGCAAAACTTTCTGGCGTTAAGTTGAACGAGAATTATGGTGGAATGACAGGACAACGCGACGATGAAATGGGCGGCGATGAAGGCGCACCAGAAGTTGATGGTGGCATGGGCGATGAAATGCCAGAGATTGAGATGGATGCTGGTGCAGAAGGTCAAACACAAAAGACCATTGAAGACGACGATTTAATGGCTATGTTAGAGAAAGCCGTTGAAAACGTATTAGTCAAAATGGGCCTCGGTGACGCAGGAGAGGTCGATGGAGGAGGTGATGAAATCGATTCCCCCGACACCGATATGGATGATATGACGGGTGGCGAAGAAGCCGACGAAGAAGAGGCTGAAGAAGAGGAAGAAGAAGAAACCCTCGATGAGACACTCGAAATCGTATCAGATGATGAAGTAATCAACGAAACTCTTAAGAGAGTTATCAAAAGATTAGTAGGTTAATCTAAAAAACATTGTTGTGTAATTAAGCCATACACCTAAAAGTGTATGGCTTTTTTACTTGACACATATAGTATCTATGTTATATTACTAATACAACGGAGCAATCATGCGATTCAATTTATTCGGTAAAAAACGTGTAGAAGATGATGTAGAAGAGACTGAAGAAGTGGGCGATGATAAGGAGTCTGAAGGCGAGTCAAAGGCTCTAACAAAAGCCCTAATTCCAATTCTAACTGCTGCTGGTGA